TCGACGTGGCGTTCAGCTTGCCGCCGGATGAGCGGCTGGCCTGGGTGGTGGCGCTGGGAACACTGGATGGGCGGGTGTTCGATTTCGATACGATGAGCTGGAAGGACGTGACATGAAACGGTCCCTGGCGGCGTGCCTGCCGGACGACGGCGCGGTGGCGGAGGCGGCCCTGGCGGCGCTGCGCGCGCAGGCGCGGGCGGTGGGCGAGGCCTGGCGGGCGGCGGCACCGGAGGACCGGGTTGTCGTGCGGCAGATGTCCGACGGTGCCGCGGTCGCGGCGACTGTGGCGGCCGCGGCGGCGCGGGAATACGGCGTGCCGGGCGTGCGGCCGCGGCCCGTGCTGGCGCCGTTGCTGGACCGGATGGCCCCGGAGATCGGCCGCGCAGTGAGCGAGGCATTGCGCCAGGCGCTGGGGGGGCGGTGATGGAGGAGGCCCTGGCGGTTGGCGTGCGGCTGGTGCTGGATGACGGTGTGTCCGCCGGGATCGCTTCGATGCGGCGGGAACTCGCCGCGATGGACCGGGCAATGGCGGCGACCTCCGCCGGGGCGGCGCAGGTCCGGCTGATGTCGGACGGGGTGGAGCGCTCGGTGGCGGCCGGGCTGCGGGCGGCGCGGCAGGGAGCATCGTTGCTGGGACATGCGGCGCCGACGGCGGTGCCGGCCGAGCCGGCGACGCCGGTGGGAACGGCGCCGGTGGGAACGCCGCCAGTGGGAACGACGCCGGGGCGGGCCGAATGGCCGAAGCCGGAGACCGTTCGAGCACCGGAGCCGACGCGCGACGAACGGATGGCGCCGGTGGTGCGGATTTTCGTGCCGGCCGAGGAGCCGGTGCGCCCCGAGGCGCCAGTGCGGACGGAACCGCGGGGGGTTGGGGCGATTGCGCCGGAGCGTCCGTTGGCGATCGTTCCGCCGGTGCCGGCCGCCGCCATGGTCGCACCGATGGTCCCGGCCGTGCCGGTGGCAGCCGGGTTGGCGCCCTCGCGCGGCGCCGTGGCGGAGGCCGAGCGGCCGGTGGCGCGGGCGGATGGGTTCGCGCCCGTGGCGCCACGGGTGAGCGTGTCCGCGGTGATGAACTTGCCGGCGGCGAGCGAAACGATGGCGCCGGTGGTGCCGGCGCTCCCGCGGGCCGCACCGCCCGATGCGCTGCCCGGCGTGATGGCGCCGGCGAGCGCGGTGGCGCCGGCTTCCGTTTCGGCCTCGGCGCCCGGCGGATCGCCGCCGGGTGTCGCCATACCGGAGCGCAAGCCGGATGGCGGGCCTAACCAGGGCGATGTGTTCCTGGATGGAACGCGCGTCGGGCGTTGGATGAGCGACTACCTGGCGCGCGAGGCCGGGCGGCCGCAGGGCGGCAGCACCGGGTTCGATCCGCGCATGAGCCCGGGCTGGCCCGGCACGCTGCAGGGGGTGTGAGCGATGGCCAATTACCTGGTGCTGGGGCCGTTGCTGCTGCAGGATTTTGAGGTTCCCGAACGGATCAGCTGGGGTGGGGCGCAGCGCCTGGCGGTGCATCGGCTGCCGGGTGGCGCGCGGGTTATCGACGCCATGGGGCGGGACGATGCGCAGATCGCCTGGACCGGTATCTTCTCGGGCGCGGATGGCGGAGCGCGGGCGCGACTGGTGGATCTGATGCGGGCGGACGGCTCGGTCTGGCCGCTGACCTGGGACAATTTCTTCTACTCCGTGGTGATCGCGGAGTTCCGGGCGGACTACGAGCGGGCCAACTGGATACCGTACCGCATCGTCTGCACGGTGCTGCGCGACGAGGCGGAGGCGCTGTTGGAGGCGTCCGTTTCGCTGGCGGCGAATGTACTTGGCGATCTGGCGGCGGCCGTCGGTGCGGGGACGGGCGTCGATCTGTCGGGCGCGCTGGCGGCGGCGGGGCAACCGGGGGCGGCGACGCTGGGGAGCGCGAATTACGGCGCGGCGCTCCGCAGCGTGAATGGCACGGCCGCACAGCTCTCGGCGGCGGTGGCGGCGGCGGATCAGCAGATGACGGCGCTGAGCCTAAGTGGGTCGGCCGGGCTGGTGCAGGCGGCCACGGTGGCCGGGCACCTGGCCGGGCTGGCGCAGGCGACGGGATATGTGCAACGCGCGGCGATCAACCTGGCCAATGCCAGCACCTGATTGACGCGAGATGATCGGAGGGGCGGATGCGCAGCATCACGGTGGCGGGCGGGAATTTGTTCCAGATCGCGGCGGCGCAGCTGGGCGACGCGACACAGTGGATCCGCATCGCCCAGCTCAACAACCTGACCGACCCGATGCTGCAGGGGGTGGTGACGTTGCTGCTGCCGGCGCGCGACGCGAATGCCGGTGGCGGAGTGGCGGCGCAATAATGGGGACGCGGCGATGAGCGGGACGTTCAGCGACATTGCCGTGCCGGGCGTGTTGCCGCCGGTGGCGCTGCGCCAGCCGCGGCTGCTGGTGCTGGCCAATGGCAGCCCGTTGGTGGGCGCGATCGATGCGGAGGTGATCAACAGCAGCCACTATGCCGCCGACCGGTTCTGCGTGACGCTGTCGATCGGCGTCGATCCCGGGGCGTTCGCGACGCTGTCGGCGCTGACGACGATCCGGGTGGAGGTGCAGGTGTCGCTGGATGGTGGCGCCAGCTTCGCCAGCCTGATCCTGGGCAATGCGGACTGCCTGGAGATCGATCCGTTGCGCGGGACCTGGCGGATGTCGGGGCGGGATTTGTCGGCCGGGTTGATCGAGGCGCGCACGCAGGAGACCTTCGCCAACCAGACGTCCAGCGAGATCGCCACCACGCTGGCCGGGCGGCATGGGCTGCAGGCTGATGTACAGACGACGACGACGGTGGTCGGCCGCTACTGGCAGCTGGAGCACGACCGGATCGTGCTCAACCGGTTCGCCAGCGTGACGACGGAATGGGACCTGCTGGTGCTGCTGGCGGGGCTGGAGGGATTCGATGCCTGGGTGACCGGCACGACATTGCATTTCCGTGCGCCGGTGGCCACGCCGGCGCCGGAGGCGGTGCTGCGCGCGGCGGCGACGCCGGATGGGCCGGCCAATGTGACGGGGCTGCGGCTGGAACGGGCGCTGAACCTGGCGCAGGACATCCAGGTGACGGTGAAGAGCTGGAACAGCCGCCAGCAGCGGGCCTTCGTGCGCCAGGCAACGAGAGCGGGCGCGGGCGGCAACATGCAGGACTACGTCTATGTCGTGCCGAACCTGGCGCCGGACGACGCGCTGCACTATGCGCAGAACCGGCTGGCGGAGCTGATCCAGCACGAGCGCTGCGTCGGCGCCGAGATGCCGGGCGAGCTCAGTCTCGCGCCGCGGACGATGCTGCGGCTGGAGGGCACCGGGACGGATTTCGATCAGGCATACTGGATCGGCCGGGTGGAGCGCCGGATTTCCATGCGGCACGGCTTCACGCAGATGGTGCATGCCAAGAACACCAACCTGGCGAGCCAGCAGGCGGCGTCGGCGGAAGGGGTGATGAGTCCATGGACCGTTTCCTGAACGTGTTGAAGGCGCATGCCTCGGCGCTGGATCGGGCGCAGGGCCAGCCGCGCTTCGCGCTGGTGGCCAGTGTCGATCCGGCGCGGTATGCGGCGCGGGTGACGTTGCAGCCCGAGGGCGTGCTGACGGGGTGGCTGCCGATCCTGGCCCCCTGGGTGGGCGCCGGCTGGGGGACGGTGTGCCCGCCCAATCCGGGCGACCAGGTGCTGGTGGTGGCGCAGGAGGGCGATGCGGATAACGGCGTGATCGTCGGGCGCAGCCTCAGCGACCAGGCGCGCGCGCCGCAGGCGCCGGTGGGCGAGTTGTGGATGGTGCATGCGAGCGGCAGCTTCTTGAAGTTGCTGAACGACGGCACGGTGCGGGTGCAGGGCGATCTGCATGTGGTGGGCAACATCCTGGCCAGCGGCGACGTGAGCGACGGCGCGGGCGCGCTGTCGCGCCTGCGAGGCCACTACGACGCGCACACCCACTCAGACCCGCAGGGCGGATCGTCCTCGCAGCCTTCTCCGCAGGATTAAATGAAATAACCGAATGAAGTTTTTGCTTCTTTTGTTCACAAAAGAACAAGCACTTCTTTTGTGAACAAAAGAAGCAAAAAACTTCGTTCGTTTGGTTCGGAGGGATATCGGCATGTTTGATGCCTGGCAGCAGTTTGGGTCCGATCTTGTGATCGGGGCGACCGGGGATATTGGTATGGTCGGGGGCTCCCGGTTGGGGCAGCAGCGGGTTCTCAGGCGGTTGTTGACCAATCCGGGGGATTATATCTGGGCGCCGACCTATGGCGCGGGCCTGGCCCAGTTCGTCGGCAGCCCGGCCAACGCCGCACAGATCCGCGCCGTTGTGCGCAGCCAGATCTTCAAGGAAGCCGCGGTGGCGCGGGCGCCGGAGCCGGTGATCGATGTGCAGAACGACCAGACCGGCACGATCTACGTGCATATCCGTTACGCCGACGCGCTGACGGGAACCACGCAGGTGCTGTCCTTTTCCGTCAGCAATGGATGAGTGCCATGCAATTACAACTGCAGAATTTCTCCGCATTGGTGACGGGGGCGGCCGCCGCGGTGCAGGGGGCGGCGCGCCAGCTGGTCGATCTGTCCGTGGGTTCGACTCTGCGGGCGATGCTGGAGGCCAGCGCCTCGATGGCGCTGTGGCTGCAATGGCTGATCCTGCAGATGCTGCAGATGACGCGCGCGGCGACCAGCGTGGGGAGCGATCTGGACAGTTGGATGGCGGATTTCACGGTGTCCCGCCTGCCGGCGGTGGCGGCGGCGGGCACGGTGACCTTCTCGCGCTTCGTTGCGGTGGCGCCGG